CAATTTATCAATCAGTTGCCCATGGATTACACGCCACCGCAACCGCAACCACGTCCTGATCCGTCCGAAGCATTGACGCAAGTACAGGTTCAAGCAATCCAAGCTGATATTGAGAAGAAAGCAGCAGAGTTGGCATTGGAGCGTGAGAAAATGCTTCGTGCTGATGATCGTGAGCGCGACAGGATTGAACAAGATGGCATCTTGCGCCGCCAAGAAATGGAATTGAAGTACGGTGTGAGCCTGGCGCAAACGCAAGCCGAAATCAACGCCAAGATGGCCGTTGATCGTGAGCGTATGCAAATGGAAGCACAGCAACCTATGCAACCCATGCAATGACTAACGAAGAACGCATCCAGCGCAGCAACGAAGCAAGGCGCATTTTAGAAAGCACGCTTTACCAAGAAGCGTGGTCAGCCGTTAGGCAACAATTGCTTGACGATTGGGCAATGAGCGAATCGGTTGACGTTAGAGAGAAAATATTTTCCGAATTCAAAGCACTTGAACGTGTGCAACAGTTTTTCAGCAGTGTCTTGGCAGATGGAACGCTCACGCGCGCCACGATTGATCGTATGCGCAAGCGGTCCGAATCGAAACAGGGAATCTTATGAGTGACGAATCAGTTGTTTTGGCGGATAATGCCGCCATGAGTGTGCGGGAAGCCGCACAAGCCTTTGAAGCATTGCTTGCCGAAGAAGACGGAGAACAGGCAGCGACAGAGGCGCAAGCCGAAACGGAGCCACAGGGCGACGTTGAGGCGTCAGGGGATGATGCAGCCGATTCAGACGAGCAAGGCGAAGAGTCTGATGACGTTGAAGCATCCAGCGAGTCCGAGGAAAGCGAAGAAAGCAAGCAATCCGAAGAGCCACCCACTTTCACCGTCAAGGTTGATGGTAAGGAAGAGAAGGTTCCGCTTGACGAGTTGCTCAAAGGCTATCAGCGCACCGCGGACTACACACGGAAAACACAGGCACTTGCAGAACAGCGCAAAGCCGCTGAAGCAGAGCTTGGTGCAGTCCGTGAAGAGCGTGCCACTTATGCACAGTTGCTTACTGCATTGCAACAACAATTGCAGCAGCAACAAGAATCACCCGTCGATATGGAAAAACTTTACCGTGAAGATCCAATCGAGTGGGTGCGGCAAACCGAGTTGCAGCGTCAGCGTTCAGAGAAATTGGCGGCATCACAGGCCGAACTCCAGCGCTTGAATCAGTTGCAACAGCAGGAATACCAGCGCGCAATGCAAGCTAAGTTGAAGGAAGAAGCGAATTTGTTGGTTTCTGCCATACCGGAATGGAAGAATCCAGACACGGCTAAATCCGAAAAAGCTGCATTGATTGATTTTGGCGTCAAAGAAGGCTTTTCACCCGATGATTTGAAAGGTGTTGTTGATCATCGTGTCGTAAAGGTTTTGCGCAAGGCCATGATGTTTGATCAGATCATGGCGAAGCAACAGACGGTGAAAGCTAAGGTTGAAGCGCCAAAGACAAAGACTGTTGCACCAGGTAATCCACAAGCCGCGAAGGTTCAAGTGAATGAGGTAACACGCGCCAGACAGCGCCTTGCAAAAACGGGCAACGTCCGTGACGCAGCCAAACTTTTTGAACATCTTCTTTAGGAACTATCATGACGATCGCATCAAACACCTTCCTCACCTACTCTGCAAAGGGTATTCGTGAGGATCTAAGCAATCAGATTTACAACATTTCTCCCGAAACCACGCCTTTCATGAACAATATTGGTCGCGGCACCGCTTCCAATACGCTGTTCCAGTGGCAGACCGACGCACTTGCTGATGCAACAACCAGCAATGCAGCGCTTCAGGGTGATGATCTCACTACTTATGAAGCCGTGACGCCAACCGTTCAGTTGGGCAACTACACACAGATCAGCCGCAAGACTGTTGTGATTTCCGGCACCATGGAAGCCGTTAACAAGGCAGGACGTAAGAGCGAACTGGCTTACCAGTTGGCGAAGAAAGCTGCCGAGCTAAAGCGCGACATGGAAACCATCCTGTTGGCCAACCAAGGCGCAACTGCTGGTGACTCCACAACCGCACAAAAGACTGGTTCGTTGTTGGCGTTCATCAAAACCAATACGTCGATTGGTTCGGGTGGCGGCAATCCTTCGTACACCACACTGCCAACCGCAACGCGTTCAGACGGTACCGTGCGCACCTTCACGGAAACCATCCTCAAGAGCGTGCTGCAACAGGTTTGGACAAGTGGCGGCGAACCATCCATCGTGATGACAGGCCCGGTGAACAAGCAAACCGTTTCTGGTTTCAACGGTATTGCAACGCGCTATCGTGACGTGCCGGCTGGAAAGCAGGCACAGATCATTGGCGCGGCCGACATTTATGTTGGTGACTTTGGCCAGGTCAACATTGTTCCCAACCGCTTCCAGCGTGAGCGCGATGCGTTTGTATTGTCGCCCGACTACGCTGGCGTTCACTTCCTGCGCCCATTCCAGCAAGTTGAGCTTGCAACCACGGGTGACGCTGAGAAGCGTTTGCTTTTGGCGGAATATGGCCTTGCTATATACAACGAGAAAGCTCACGGCATTGCCGCTGACTTGCTCACGTCGTAATCTTGACTTAGGAAGGGGCGGGGAAACCCGCCCTTTTTTACATGGAAAAACGGATCTTTGAACAAGACGAGCTTTTAGGTATCACCCGAATCTGGCATTTTGATGAGGATACCGATACGGCTGTCATCGAGACAATCCAAAACGTCCAACCCATTGTTGAAACCAATAAGACTGAATTCAACCAGGTCGATGAACGTGCAAGATGGTCAGGTGATGGTCATGGCGTGAAGGTCGCTTCCATTCCCATGAATTTATTTATGGAACTGGTAGGTAAAGGCATCACGCGCAATCAAACGGACTTTAAGCGCTGGCTTAATGATCCAGACAACCGACACTTTCGCACAAGACCTGGGAGGGTTTAATGACTGATAAACGGATTATTTCTGTTTGCGTGCCGGCACGCGATGAAGTGCATACGATGTTCACCTTTGACTTGGTGAATGCTGTTAGCCACCACATTGGCAACACGGGCGATATTGTGAATTTGCTGATGAGCCAAGGCACATTGCTTTGCTCGCAGCGCACCGAATTAGTCATGAACGCTATCCACGCCAATGCAGACTATCTGCTGTTTCTTGATAGCGACATGCGTTTTCCGGCTGACACCATTGCGCGCCTATTGGCCCATGGCGAGTGCGTTGTGGCGGCAAACTGCGCCAGGCGCAGAATGCCAACCGGCCCCACGGCTGGCAATTACGATAAAGCAACAGGAAGAAAAGTATTGCGTTACTCGATGCCCGAAGACACGGGTTTGGAGCAAGTTGACATGGTCGGCACTGGCGTGATGCTGGTGGACATCAATGTTTTCAAAGTGATTGACATGCCATGGTTTGCAACGCCATGGGATACAGCGGCAAAAGGTTACATGGGCGAAGATGTCTATTTCTGCAAGCTGTTGCGGGAGAACGGCATTCCGTTGTATATTGATCATGACTTGTCCAGGCAAATTGGACACATCGGAACCTTTGAGTATAAGCACGAGCATACCTGGGCACTCCGACCAATGGAAGACGCGCGTAGAAAAGAAGCTGGCGCGCCGGTCGAAGAATCTCAAAAGGTGGCTTGATGGCGCTCGACACTTACAGCGGATTGAAAACAAGCATTGCGGATTGGTTGAACCGCGATGACTTAACGTCCGTCATTCCGACATTCATCGAGTTGGCGGAAGCAACGTTCAATCGCAATGTGAGAACGCGCGATATGGTGCAGCGCGCAACGGCATCACTTGATACGCAATACACCGAATTGCCTGCCGATTTCCTCCAAATGATCAACATTCAACTGAACACGTCAGTGCCAGTGAAGTTATCGTTTGTAAGCAATGAGCAAGCCGACGATTTGCGCACGCAGTTTTTTTATAGCGCTAATCAACCCAAGTATTACAGCATTGTCGGGTCAACGTTTGAAGTCATCCCATCACCAAGTGGCGAGTTTGAAGTAGAGATGTCCTACTACAAAAAGATCGCCGCGTTGACAGATAGCAACACAACCAACTGGTTGCTTACGAAATCGCCAGCCATGTATCTGTATGGCGCATTGGTTCAAAGCGCGCCTTACTTGCGCGATGACGAGCGCATTGGTACATGGGGCGCGCTGTACAAGGAAGCGTTTAACGATCTGATGCTCGAAGAGCAAAGGACAAACTTTAGCGGCACCACGCCGCGCATGAGAGCAAGGGGTTACTAATGGCCGGATCATTTTCGGATTATCTTGAAGATAAGGTAATGAAGCATGTGTTTACCAACACATCCTACACATCGCCTTCTTCCCTATATGTTGGACTATTTACCACGGCACCCACGGATGCTGGCGGCGGTACTGAAGTGAGTGGTAACGGTTACTTGCGAACCGCTGTCACGTTTTCCGTATCAGGCACATCGCCAACCGCGGCAAGCAATTCGGCTAACGTTGAATTTCCAACAGCAACAGGAGCGTGGGGCACTGTTGTTGCCGCCGCTATCTTTGATGCGTCAACGTCAGGCAACATGCTGTCATGGGCTGATTTAACGACATCGAAAGCCGTTGGCAATGGTGACGTTTTCCGTTTTGCAACTGGAAACCTGTCAGTCACTTTGGCGTAAAAGCTGAATGGCCCTGAACTATGGAACTGGTTTATACGGCGCTGGCAAATGGGGAACCGATGCCAGCGTTGACAACTATGGTTCAGCGGCTTATGGCGCAGGCAAATATTCAGCGCCAGATCAAAATTATGTTGAAGGCGAAGCCGTTGCAACGGGCGTCAGTACCATGGAAGCGGCTGGCGACAAAACGCCAGGCAGCGGCAGTAACTACGGTTTTGGCACCTACGGAACAGGCAACTATTCAGGATCATCCGTCATTTATGTTGACGGGCAAGCCACTGCCGCATCAACATCAACCGTTTCAGCGGTTGGCGCAATACTTTTCAGCGTTACGGCGCAGGCGGCAAGCGACACAAGCCAAACGGCAGACGCTCAAGTTGATCGCAATGCACAAGCAACAGCGCAAAGCGACAGCAATGCAACCGCATTGGCTTCCATCGTTCAAGAAGGCACAGCAACCGCGGCAAGCGTTTCAACAGTTACGGCAAACGGTGAAGGCCTGGTGGATGGCGCAGCAAGCGCTGCATCCACAACCGCAGCAAGTGCCGCCGCTGACGTATTCCTTGGCGGCATTGCCACTGCCGCATCAACAAGCGCATCAACGGCTGACGCTGAAACATTCTCAAGCGGCATGGCAACATCCGCAGCCGAATCTTCAGCCACGGCAACGGCTGATGTTGACATTGGCAATTCAGCGTTTTCCGAAGCCGAGTCAGGATTTACGGCTGACCCAACAACCACTTGGTATGCCGAAGCGCGAGCAGCAAGCGTTTCTGAGATGGTCGCCAATGGCGAACGCAAGTGGGAACCCATCACACCCGTCACCACGATTTGGACTGACGTTACCAATCCAACAAATACTTGGACA